AAATGATGAAGATAAAAAGATTCAAGTAGAATCCACACAAGAAGAAGTAGCCAATGATGATGGAACTGAAAACATTGTAAAGAGTTTACAAGAATCATTAAAGTCTAATTTGAAACTTGAAGCTAAGATTGAGGAACTTCAAAATGAATTAGCAGTTCGTGATACGAAAGTTAGTAAACTAGAAGAAGACTTAAGTAGAAGTAAATCACTTATTGTGAGATTAACTACAATAGCAAAAGAATCAAAAGAAAAGACAAAGAAGATTTCAAGTCTTGAAGAAGAGTTGAAAAATTCAAAAGAAAAGATTGAAACTTTAGTCAACAAACCTCTAAGAGAGAGTAGAGAGAATGCTAAATCTTTAAATGAAACTCTTGCTAAAAAAGAGAATGAAATTAATTCTCTTAACACACAAATTAGTAATTTAAAAGATGAGCATGAAAAAGAACTTAATACTCTTAAAGAAAGTTTTGGAAACGAGAGAAAACAATCACAAGAAAAGGAAAAAGAATTAACAGAAAGTTTGAACAAATCTAAGAAACTTCTAGAAAAGTACAAACAATTCTCAAACAATGTTGCCGAAAAATATATTGAAGTTCGTGCTAAGAACATAGGCGTGTCTAAGAATGAAGTACTTAACAAGTTAAGTAGTAACTACTCACTTGAAGAAGTTGATAAAGTTTGTGAGGACTTAAAAGCTTACAAGATACAAGTAAGTAAACTACCATTTGCACTTGACAACAAATCAGTAGTTAAAATTAGTGAATCTAAGCATATTGGTATTACAAATAACATAGTCAATGATGATGATTATGTTGATGAAAGTCTTATCAAACTTGCTAGAAAAATCTAAAGATAGTCAAGAAGAAAAGAATATTACGAGGAGATTTAATATATGTTATTAACAGAAGCATATAAAAAGAGATTAGCACTTTCTGAAAGTGTTTTCAAAAAGAATCTTGGTAATGATAGAGAATTAAATGAAGGCGTTAAATTAGCTATTGCTACAGTCTTAAAGAATCAAAAAGATTATTGCGAGTCTAAAAAGATGAATGAAGCATTTGGTAACTCTTCAGGTACACAAATGGCTGATGTTGGCAACTTCAAACGTTTCGCCTTAGATTTGACAACTATCGCATTACCAAATACAATTGCAACAGAATTAGTTATTACAAAAGAAATGCCAACAAAGATTGGTGGTATCCAATATTGGCAAATCATTTCAGGTTCTAACAAAGGTGGCATCAAACAAGGTGATGTCTTCGCAGATGTTTTCCATTTAGGTGGAATTGGTGAAGATAGAATCAACTTCACAGGTGCTCCAGTTGTAGACCCAGTTACAGTAGGTGAAGATGGTAAAGCCTTCTTAGCATGGACTCCAATTTCAACAGATTATGCTCCAGTATTAGTTGGTGCTCCTTCTGGTGCTTCAGTAGAGGTATTAGATGCAGCTACAGGTGAAATCAAAGTTACAGGTGTTAGTGGTTTAGTTAGAGTTAAATATATCTATGACCAATACAAAGTACCACAAAATGACTTACCAACATTAAATGCAAGAGTTGAATTCATGCCATTATATGCTAAACCAAGAAGAATTGCTGTTTACTTCTCACAAATGGCTGCCTTCCAAGCTAAACAAGAACAAGGTTTAGATTTAGGTAACATGCTTAAAACTCAAGCAGTTGCTGAATTATCATATGAAATTGATACAGAAGTAGTTAAAATGTTATTTGACGGTGCTGATGAATCCGAAACTGTTACATTCAACAAGAGAATTCCAGTAGGCATTGACAAATTCCAACACTATGAAGCATTTGCAGAAACAGTAAATGAAGCTAATGAAATCATTTACAATAGAACACACAAATATGAAGCAAACTGGATGGTTTGTAACAGAAGTGTTCTTAACATCCTTAACCTTTTAAGAGGTTGGAAAGATAGTGGTGCTAAGAAAGCTGGTCCTTACTTTGCAGGTACCTTAAATGGTATTAAAGTATTCGTCCACCCAATCATTCCTAAAGATGAATTTGTAATGGGTTACAATGGTGATGACTTGATGACCTCTGCTGGTGTATTTGCTCCATATATGGCTATTGTACCAACAGCTGAATTACAATATCCTGACGGTGGTACAACCCAAGGTTGGAGCACACTTTATGACTGCAGATTACTCAACTCTGCATTGTTAGTAAAGGGTGCAAT